TAATGGAATCTCACACGAATACGAAATAGTATTAAATGGCAAAGTAGTTTCTACAATGAGAGCTGCGGTATCTAATGCTAAGAAAGAAGCTGAAAAGATGATGATTAAAGAATTTGTATATCTTAATCCATTAACCGCTTAAAACCAAACACTCCCCTTCGGGGGAGTTTACTATTATGCCAAGACACGATAGATTAGAACCTTACAAAGAGATGAAGTACCAAGCTAATATGGAGTACTTACTTTCTATCTTAAAGAAGCAGAAAGAAAATAAGCCTTCTGAGATAATAGATGAGATGATTAGTGCTTGTTTAGGTATTGTGTACTATGTAACCAACCTACACACGAACAGAGATGCTTATGAACATATCATAGCAGAGCAGCACTCATCAAAAAGAGCATATCAACTCAAGATACGAGAATTGGAAGAAAAATTAAACGACATAGAACTAAACAACAGATTCGAAGATGAAACAAGAGGGAATGACTAAACTATCATCAGGTATTACGGTGGTACGAGAATTAGAGAACGGAGTATTAAAGATTAAAGCCTATCATCCTGTAGAGTGGCAGTTTAGAAAACTACAATGGTGGAACAAGGCTAAGCAAACTATTAAAAGACTAATCAATGGATAGTATTACTTTATTAGATGGCTCTACTTGGGATAAGCAAGAACTATTAGAGAAGATGAATGACGATAGCTTTTACTACGGGTATCTATCGGGAGCTGCACTAAGTTCTTCATCGCTTAAATTATTATTAGACTCACCTAAGACTTACTACAATGTTACTAAGTATGGTAACGAGGAGAGTCAAGCATTAAGAGATGGGTGGTTATTCCACACCGCAATCTTAGAACCTGAAGTATTCTCTTCTCAGATATTTGTAGATGTACAAAGCAAGAATACGAAAGCATACAAAGAAGCAGTAGCAGAACACGGAAAGGTATTCACCGCAGCAGAGAGAAGTTCAGCAGAGCGATTAGCAGATGCGTTCCTTAGAAATACTAAAGCGGTAGAGCTGATTAGAGATTGTGAGTTTGAAGTTCCTGTAATCGGAGATGTAATGGGATTCCCATTTAGAGGTAAAGCAGATGTACTTGGTAAGAATCGAATCGTAGATTTAAAGACCACTACAGATATCAAAGCCTTCCCTTATAGTGCTAAGAAATATTCTTATGATGTACAATGCTATCTCTACGCACAATTATTCAAAATAGATTACAAGGACTTTGTATTTTTAGCATTAGATAAGAAGAGTTTAGATATCGGTATCTACTATTGCTCTGAGGAGTTCTACTTCGATGGAGAACAGAAAGTAGAGAAAGCCTTAGAGGTTTATGATACTTACTTCTTACAAGCAGCAGACTTAGACCAATATTATTTAGAGGGGATTTTATGATGACAGATAAAATAGTAGAAAAGGTAGTAAAGCTATTTAGGAAGCGTTCTAAGCGAGGTATAGAGAAATACGGAGTAACATTAGAACAAAACGATTTAAGTAATGTAGAATGGCTACAACATCTCCAAGAGGAGTTAATGGATGCAGCTTTATATGTAGAACGATTAAAACAATCAATAGATGAAAGTAGAGAGATTAATCAGAGAGATTAAAAAGGAATCAGGAATTGATTTATTTAGAAACACACGAAAGAGAGAATATACAGAAGCAAGAGCATTATTCAGCTACTTCCTAAGAAACTATTTCGGATACAAGCTACACGAGATAGTTGAGGTTTATAGAAGAAACGGATACACTACGCACCACGCAACTATCCTATATGCTAATAGAAACTACAAAGATGTGTACTTGCCTTTCTCACGCTTTCTAAGGAACTTAGATGAGAAGATGTATATCAAGTTCGGCAATCACCAAGAAGTGAAGCTACGCAGCCTTAAAATGCGAATAGATAGTATTCCTGAGAACAGATTAGATGAAGCAAAGCGTTTAATAGAAGAACTTATAGACTAAGATGCGAAATAAACAACAAAGAGAAAAGATACTAAGAGAACACTATAAGACTTGGAAAGACACTACAAGAAACAAATACCACAAAGAGTACGCAGAGATGATGTACAAGGCAATGCTCGATGGTAACTACAAACAAGTGTACTCAGCATTAGGAGGAAGTAAGAAGGCACTATACGACCCAAGAAAGAATGTTACCTACCTAACAATGAATCAAGCTGCTGAGGCTTACAAAGTATCTAAGACTACAATGAGTATTAACTATCTGAGATACGGACTCAAAAGAGTAATAATATGAGTTGGAAAGGATATGAAACATTTAAGGTCGGCACTTCTCATAAAGAATACGAGAAATGGAAAAAGAAACAGAAAGAGGTAAAAAAACTACCCACTATAGAAGAAGCAGTCAAGATGTGTGTTAAAAAGAAGGATGATGAATTTATACTCACAGACAAGGGAGCATTTAGAGTATCAACTCTTAAAAGAATGAATATTTAAACTAAGACACGAATTATTATGACAGTAATGCTTACAAACACATTTGACTTAGACACAGAATTAAAAATACTCGATAAAGTACATATAGACGAGTATGTAGATATGACAAGTGATTTATCTGTAATAACAGGTGCTAATCTATCCTCTTATAATTTTGATTGGTTAGATGACATTGATGATATTGAATTAGCTAAAAGAGATGTAAACACAATGCTTTTACATTCAGCTATGCGAATAAGGCTAAATGATTTTATGGATAAAGAATATCCTAATTATAAACACTTAGTAATATCTGCTGATTTTATAGAGAGTGGTATTCATATTACAGGCACTTTAGCTTTGTTTTCTGATGGTGGAAGATTAAGCTTCTAACAAAATCGCTAATCTCAATCGTTATATAAATAGAATTGATTAATCAATCTTTTTCAATTATGGATAAAAGAACACAAAACGGAGGAGCAAGAGAAGGTGCAGGAAGAAAGCCTAAGTCCGATGAGATAAAGCTAATAGAATCTCTTGACAAGCATATCGACCAAGAGGAGGTATTTGATACACTACACGGACTTATCAAAGAGGGTAACATTAGAGCGATACAACTCTATATGAACTACCGACACGGTAAGCCAAAAGAGAGTGTTACTTTATCATCAGATGGATTCAACATTAATTTCAAAGACTTGTTGAGGTTCGAGTAGGTGATTACTATTCAACAAAAGTACGAGGTGTTAAGGGACTCTGAGAGTCGCTACTTTATTGTTAGCGGTGGCAGGGCATCAGGTAAGTCCTTTAATATCTCTATTTTAATTCTCCTACTAACATTCGAGAAAGAACATACTATCTTATTTACACGATATACTCTTACCTCAGCTTCTATATCAATCATACCTGAGTTCTTAGAGAAGATTGAACTATTAGGATTCATTGACCACTTCCACATTACAAAAGATGAGATTATCAACAAGGTAACAGGAAGCAAGATTATATTCAAAGGAATCAAGACAAGTTCAGGCGACCAAACCGCATCACTAAAATCTATACAAGGGGTAACTACTTGGGTGCTTGAAGAAGCAGAGGAATTAGTAGATGAGAAGAAGTTTGACACGATAGACTTCTCAATCCGTTCTAACAAGAATCAAAACAGAGTTATTCTAATCTTAAATCCTACTACTAAGGAGCATTTCATTTATAAGCGTTTCTTTGAGGACAAAGGAGTACAAGAAGGGAGCAACATAACGAAAGGAGATACTACCTACATACACTCTACCTATCAAGATAACATAAATCACCTCAACGAATCATTCATCGCACAGATAGAACAGATGAGGTTACGCAGACCTGAGAAGTTTAAGCATCAAATCTTAGGAGGGTGGTTAGATAAAGCAGAGGGTGTTATATTCTCTAATTGGGAGATAGGAGAGTTCAAGAAAGTAGGCACAAGTGTATTCGGTCAGGATTACGGATTTAGTAACGACCCTACAACACTCATAGAAACGAATATAGATAAGTCTAACAAACGAATATACCTCAAAGAGTGTTTCTACCTACCAAGACTTACAACCTCCGAGATAATGCGTTTAAATAGGCAATACGCAGAGAATAATCTTATAGTGGGTGATTCAGCAGAACCAAGATTGATTACAGAGCTGCGTAGAGAGTGCAACATACGAGAATCAGTAAAAGGTCAAGGAAGTGTAACCTATGGTATAAGTTTAATGCAAGACTACGATTTGATTATCGACCCTAATAGTACAAACCTCATCAAAGAGCTGAATAATTACAGTTGGCTTGAGAGAAAGAGCAACACACCAATAGATGACCATAACCACTTAATAGATGCAGCGAGGTACGCTATAAGCTATCAATTAAAGAATCCTAATTACGGAAGTTACGCAGTAAGATAAATTTTTTTCTTTTTTTTCTTTTTCATTTGGATATATGAACAAATGTTTATTATCTTTACAATGTAAAACAAAGCAGATATGGCAACTACTAAAGTAATTATCAAGAACATCGACCCAAACAATCCTTATAAAGGAACTTATACTAAGATTTTTAATTTAATTAACAAGGATAGAATTTTTACTGAGGCTTACGAAACAGATGAGAGTGAAGGTGTAGTTGGTACTGAGTATCACTTAGAGATTAGCGAAACATTAGATTATGACCAATTTGAAAAAATTGAGAATATGAAGAATGTTATTTATATAGATTCTGTATATTAGTAACTCATAAGATTTTTAGTTAAGTTGTTAAAGAGGCAGTCCCGTAAGACTGTCTTTTTTTGTTTTACCCTAATACTTCTAAAATCATTTATTTCAAGCGTTATATAGATAAGTAGATTAATATGAAAGTAGAAATCAATGTTCCTGATTCACTAAGTGAGATTCGATTAGAGCAATACCAAAAGTTTGTTAAGCTCTACTCAGGTGAAGTAACAGA